TAAGTTACCAACATCAATGTAAAATATGCGGCGTTCCGGTGCTCTTGAAATGCGATAGATAACAATTGCATCTTCAATCATACGCAATTGATTTAATGCTTTAATTGCTTTATGTAAATATGAGATAACAAAAGTATTTTTTGCATCCATCAATCCAGAATTAATATTAATAATTGAATCTGGCGATATTCTTAAACCTGGACTTGTAGACGCAGTATAATTTTGTGTTGTAGTACCACGATCATTATATACGTAGTACTCAGCAGTCGAAAGAATTACAGTAGCACCAGTTTTTGGATCTCTACCAGTTTTTACTTCACGAACTTTTCTTATTTTTCTTGGATCGATATAACGTAATTCTTGTATACCTTCTTTTGGATTTTTCTCATTAACAATAATATGATAGTACATTCTACCATCAATATACCATCGTTTAAAAAGATCAGAAGCTAAATTTGAAAAATTTAAAAGTCGTAATACGGTTTCAAATTCATCCGATATTTTCTTTTTAATAGAATCGGTTGTTTTTAAATTGTCAGTATTTACATCAACAACTCTTTTATCAGTAGAATATGTAATGGCTTCATTTACAATTTCATCGATTGCCATTTCTAATTCTGGATGATTTGCCATCTCACGATAACGTGTAATAAGTTCTAATTCATTACGAACAGAACCTTCTAAATCAACATACGTTCCATAATGGGCATTTTGAGTGATGGTAACAGCACCATCATCTAGTGTATTATTTGAAGGTGTAAAAGATGCTTGCTCAGGTTTTTCTACCTGAACAATATCTTTTGTACCTATTGTGAAACCAAATAGTTTAATTGCCACTTAATTTTCCTTTTGAACATTATAAAAGATAGACGGGGAGATTAACTCCCCATCTTTCTTAAACCACTAAATCGTCAATAGATTCCCACCACTGATAAGAAAGTGTTACTGTAAATTCTTCAATGGTATCGTTTGCACTCCAATCTACATCAATTGGAGTAATATCAGTTGGAAACAAGCCGATAAATTTATACTTCTTAATTATACCACCGCCTTTTCCATATTGACGAACTTCACCATCAACAGTATAACCTAATGGTGTTGCTGCTGCTGGTGTTCTAACGTTTAAATTATGACTATTAAGACCATTTAGCCAACGTTCAAACGCATTGCGAATAGAAAAATCTTCATCATTAATAACTGTTACTGACCAATCAGCAAATGTTCTATTACCTGCAAATTTCAATTCGCGTCCAAAGTATTGAACTGGAACTGCATTTACAGTAGAACCTGGTAATTGGGCTGTTCTACACATGAAACTCATTTTTGTTTGTGCATTACCTGGTAATGCAAATGCTGGAAATGGAAGTGTTACCTCAAATAAATTTGGGCGAGCACCATCTCCTTGCATCTGAGAGCGGAATTCATTTACATTAAAAGCCATTTTTGTATTCTCCTATCTCTCTATTTATTAAACTGTTCCAACAATTTCTTCAAACGCAACACCTGTTCTTACTGCAACAAAGTTAAGTTGAATGAAATTGATTGAACGAGCNNATATAAATGTCACCAACAAATTGATTCTGATCAATGACTTCAGCCGTATTATTTGTTGTATCACAGATTACTTTATAATCATAGATACCACGGCGACCTTTAACATCACGTAGATAAGGTTCAACAAGATTTACAAATGCTGCGCGTGTAAATTCATCATTAAATTCAAACAATGAACTACGTGCTGCGCGAGCAATTGACTTCTCAAGAACGATAAACAATCTACGAACATTGATACGATCAAATGCTGATGGACGATTTAATAATGTTTTATCTCCATAAAGAATTGTGCCTTCACCTGGGAATGTAACAACAGGATTTACGCCATTCTTATAAAGAGTATCACGTTCTGCTTGAGTTGGATTCCATGCAAGTTTAATTACATTTTTAACAACACCACGACTTAGACCTGCTGGTGAGAACCATGGATCACGTTGTTGATCTGTGCGAACACAAAGACCAGCAACATCACCATTTAATGGTACCCAACGATATGTATCATTATATTTGTCATACTGATACTTATAACCGCTATCCATAAATGCATATGATGATTTTGTATAAGTTCCTGCTGTTGTAGTGATATCTGTTGCTTCACTTCCAAAGTTATCAACAACATCAGTTTGCTCTGGAGATACAAAAACCACACAGTCTTTACGTGATTCAGCAAGAGCAATCAAGTAATTTGGAACTGTTGAGCCTGTTGTAGGACCAGCCATAATTAATGAAACATCAACTGAATCTGGATTTGAGAACAAGTTATATGAGTTATTAATTGCTGCTGCATCAGGAGTACCGTCAACACCACCAGCAAGTGATGCTGTTACAGATGTTGAAAGAACATTGTATGATACATTACCTGTTGCTGCTGTTCCCCAGTTAGTTGTACCTACTGGATGACCACCCCACCAAATATATTTTGATTTATTATTTAAAACGTTTTTGTAATAGTTGCTTGAACCATCTGAATTTTTAGCATCAGATGCTTTTGAAACATATCCAAATCTTTCAAGAACCGTATTTGCAACGCCTGTAAATTTACCATCTTCATCAACAACAACGATATGCAATTCATCATTTGTTGAATTATTATCTGTTGCATAATCAGATGTTGCTGGAGCAGAATCAAAATTACCGCTATAAACCCATCCACTGAAAGTATTAGCATCAACCATAGAAACTTTAAGCGAATTGCCTAAAGATCCTGGGCATCTAGCAACAAATGGTGTTGCATTATTTGAAGTATAATTTTGTGTGTAGTTTACTGTATTTTTTACTAAAACTGCTGTATTACCAGTAGGAACTGCGTTTCTTGCACTTGATGTTACTGAACGAACTACACGCAAATCTGAACCATACGCTAAAAAGTTTGCTGCTGTAAAGAAATGTTGAAATGTAGTATCATTTGGTTTGCCAAATACTTCTGCAAGACGGTTTTCAGTTGTTATGATTGTAATCTCATCCACTGGTCCCCAAGCAAAATCACCGGCAATACCACCAACAGTAGTCGCAACAGAAGGAACAACTGTTGTCAAGTCTACTTCGGAGATGTTTACTCCTGGTGATAATTGAAAAGCCATGTTATGTTCTCCTTTTTATATTCATAAATCTACTAAAAATGTCAAATTTATTGTATATTTATATTTTTACAAACTTGTGGGATTGTAACCCCGATTTGTTGCGAGAGACCATAAATCTTCACCATCAAAAAATTTTTCTTCTTGTCTTCCATCATCAAATATACCAACTGGAGTTAAGTCTTCTTCTATGCTAACATTTAAATCTTCAGATAGTCTCTTTCTAATATCTGAATTTGTTGATTCTTTAAAAAACTTTTGTGCTGTTAACCAAGAAAATAATACTAATGACATTACAATATCATCATTATTACCTTCTTCTGCCATATAAGTGTCACGAACTCGGACAAAAGTGTTTAACTCTGAGATAGTATCAAAATCTTCAATTAATAATTTATCATTTTCAATAAGTGCTTTTAAGTTAGCACATCCCATTTTTTTAACGGGTGTTGTTGTTTTTAAACCAAAAGTGACAGATTTTTTAAATCCTGCTGATATATGCTGTCCTTTGACTTGACTTCTTTGAATTTGGAAAATATATTCATATTCCAAGTCATAATGAAGTATATCAACAACTTGTTGTCCTACGTTATTGGTCTCCACTAAAACGTAGGCATTATTATACTTTGTTGCAATATTGTAAATTATTGTTGGAAATACCATTGGTGGTATTTGATTACTACGATATTTAGCAACTTGTTTATAAGGTATTTCTGTAACGTCAATGACAGAAATAACAGAATAATCTTGTCCAACACCTTCAGCACAATCTACTGTTGCTACATAATTTCTATTTTTTTCTGGTTGATAATAAATGTCCAATCCTTCTTGCTGAAATATTGGATTTTTAAATATCATATTTCTAAGTTTAGAACCAGGAATAAGCGTTGCTGAAGAACCGATAAATTCTGTTTCAAACTCTTG